TTGGTTCCAAGTAGTTTGGGAGCTCTGCTCCGTATTCTGCGAATAGATGAGCTAACTCAGCCCCTCTCTTCTTTTTGAAGAGACTCATTCGGCCTTGCCAATGAACGTAGCCTGTAGATTCGCCAACTTCCAGTTGAAAGGTCCACTTTTTAGCGAATTTTTGCAGCATGGCAATGATTTCGTCAGAAGTCATCCAATCTTCGTTTGCACGGAAGTCCCAAACCATACTTGCGTTTTTGATGTCAAATACGCCCATCTTGGCCTGCTATACCTATGCTCCGCTTGCTCCGGTATATATAGTATACTGGTGCTCTTTATGGTAGTGGCACGCGAAGCGTTTTCAGGGGTCAGAATGGCCCTGGGAGGCAACTAGGGTTACTGTCTAAGTATAACCCTTTGCACTATAAAGCCTGTGAGTCCCCGTTTACTGTCACACTAGACAATATGGGAGAAATGTTGTTGGACCTCTCCGGAAACAAATTCGACCCTAACTCAATCATGATCGATGATTGGCAGAGTGAAGCTACTGCGTTTTATGAAGCCACCAAGGCTGCCTACGCCGGTGCACAGCATGTGTACAATGTCGTAGATCAGGTCTTTACGGCATTCGCCGCTGACCGCTATCGTGGTTTTAGACCCGATAATTACGTTGCCCCGCCACGAATGAAAATGAGGGTCGCGCCAGCAGACGGCATGGAACCTATAAAGGGTCCGATGGGTAACAGTACAGTAATTGACCCGACAGGGACCCCTATGGCATACAAACGCAAGGCAGGATACCTTCAGCGCAGATATGGGAAATATCGTAAGTCTCCTGGGATCGGGAAGACTATGGCTGCTGCAGTGCGCCAGATCGCTAAGCGAGCCGTCGCCAACGCTGAGGAATCGAAGCATATGCAGACAGCTTTGGCGCTCGTTCAGCCGACAGTTGCAGGCCTTGTCTCCACGGTATCTGCCGTCCCCCAGGGAACTACGGATGTCTCTCGAATCGGTGATTCGATTTCCTGCGTTTCTTTGGAAATGAGGGGACAGATCACTGCAGCTGTTGGTACAGATGCATTACGCTTGATAGTGTTCTACTACAAGCCCTCTTTCAGTGTCAACCCTCCGTTGATCACAGACATTCTCGAAGCTACGCCTTACGTGAATTCCTCGTACATGTGGGACGAGGCTCGTGCCAAGGAGTACACCGTTATCCTTGATCGCACTTTCACTTCATCTTTGGTGGCCGAGGATTTGGACACCTTTGCCTTCAAGATTCCTTTGAAGGGACACAAGATTCAGTGGCGCAATGCGTCCACTACTGATCAGATGAATGGAATTTACACCATTTGTGTGAACATCAATGGTAACGCTTCAATTCGCTACACTGCGCACTTGGTGTACAAGGACGGTTAATATTCTGGTTAACCACCCCTCTGATTGCGCCCCCGAGTTAGACCTCCCCGAGGTCTGCAGACCCCCCTCTGATCGGGGTTTGACTTTATATATAAAGGAAATTTATTGGCTAAAAATAGATGCGCCGGTTGCTCCGGTCATCAAAATCTAATATATAGACAGGCGTGTTTTTCCAGGAGGCTGCGCAGCGCCCTCCGCCGCCTGTCTAGGTGTGACATACATACTTGTTTGAACACCGCTTACGACTGTTCGTATGGGGGGAGGGCCCCCCGACGAACTCCACAAAGGAGTAAGCAGTAGCATGGCCAGCCAGGGGAGCCGCCCTTAGTCGTCCATCCCCGAGCAATTGTTTTCGTTCAATTGCCTTTTGCGTTTGCGGTATTCAGGAGGTGTACCCGGCACTAGTGCCAGTTCGCCTTCTACGCAGTCGAATACCCAGTAGCGCCAGCGTCCTTTGGACAGACATCTCGGATCCGGCCAGGAGTTCGTAGTGACCCAAACGCTCGGTGGCTCAAAGACCCATTCTTTGTAGCTATAGCGTAGATCAAAGACCTTACCGTCTTTTATCTTTTCCACCGCTGCCCACATCTCGTCTAGTTTGTTCTTGGGCATCGCCCGAGCCAAATCCAGGAAGATGAGTCCTGGGTCCCTGTTGTCGCTTGACATTAGGATATTGAGTGTGGCTGCTAGTAATCTCTCGGCATCGAGGATCACTGGTACCTCAACCGCTTGTCCGTGTTGAGTTAAGTAGGCGATCATGAAGGATTTTCCCTTCTCGCCGTTTGCATCGAAGTCCACGACGCAATCTATGATTCGGTCGTTTTTAACCTGAGATCTTTCCAAGACACCTGCTTGCCAGGGTCTCAGTACAGCGTTCTTGCAACGCTTTTGGACGTAGCGTCCAGCTCCGTCTCTATCACTCCAGGGACCTTCCCTGCGAGTGTCTTCCTTCTGCGTGTAGAAGCATTCACCCATGGTTGAGTTTTTACTGCTTGGTTCCAAGTAGTTTGGGAGCTCTGCTCCGTATTCTGCGAATAGATGAGCTAACTCAGCCCCTCTCTTCTTTTTGAAGAGACTCATTCGGCCTTGCCAATGAACGTAGCCTGTAGATTC